CAAAAAGAATTAATTAAAAATAATATCGGTTATGCAACCCTACATCCTGGCAACATAACTCACAAGCATGGGGCAAGAGCAGTGACAAAAGGGACACGTTATATAATAGTTTCGTTTATGGAAAATGGGGAAAGGTAAGTTTGTCCATATTTATATACATAAAGGGGATTTAAAATGGCAGTAAATATACCAATATGGCCTGGTTCAGGTTCGTTTTCAAGTGGTTCATCGACTCCTTTCGGATACTTTGATGGAGACAGTGCATTCCAAAGTGATGCTCCGAAAGTAGCAGAATGGTGTGCTAAAAGATTAGGATATCCAATAGTAGATGTTGAATTACAAGACATAAACTTTTTTGCGTGTTTAGAAGAAGCAACAAATGAATATTCTTCACAAGTAAATCAATACAGAGCCAAAGAAAACTTGTTATCATTAAAAGGTAACTCCTTAGATTTAGATTTAAAAGATACTGAAATCGCTACTAACTTAGGTGGAGTAGTAAATATTGCAAAAGATTACGGTACTGAAGCAGGAAGTGGTGGTAGAGTAACTGTATATACAGGTTCTTTTGAAATGGTTGGAAATCAACAAATTTATGATTTGAGTGATGACGCAAATGTAAACTTAGAAAGTGGTTCAGTAGCAAATGGAATTACACTAAGAAAAGTATTCCATACACAACCACCAGCGATAATAAGATATTTTGACCCGTTTGTAGGAACAGGTCTTGGTTCTCAACAAATGTTAAATACATTTGGATGGGGAGCATATTCACCTGGCGTTTCATTTATGATGCAACCTATGTTTGATGACTTGTTAAGATTACAAGCAATTGAATTTAATGATTACATAAGAAAATCTTCATTCGGATTCCATGTTGATGGAAAAAGAATAAAATTATTCCCCGTCCCAACAACAGGTGACGCCGGGAAAAAAGTATACTTTAATTATACATTAGAAAGTGAAACTAAATCACCAATCGCAAAATCAAATGTTGTAAGTGATTTATCAAACGCACCATTTGGAAGATTAACATACACTAATATTAATAGTGCAGGTAAACAATGGATTGCAAGATATTCGTTAGCATTAGCAAAAGAAATGTTAGGTGCGATTAGGTCTAAATTTAGTAATATTCCAATACCTGGCTCTGAAATCACACTTGACGGTGGTGATTTAAGAAGTGAAGCAGCAGCGGAAAGAGAAACGTTAATTACAGAGTTGAAAGAAATGTTAGAAGCAACTTCTAAAAGAGCGTTGATGGAAGCAAAAAAAGAAGAATCTGAATTTTTAGAAGAAACTTTAAACAGAGTACCAAGACCAATTTATATAGGGTAAAAAATGGCATTGTTTGGTGGACAAAGAGATATGGACTTGTTCAATAAAGTGAACAAGGAACTTATTACCGATATTGTAGATACGGAAATCTATTACTATATGGTAGCGGTTACTGAAACTAAATCTAATTTATATGGTGAAGGAAAAGATAAAGTATTTCACAATCCAATAAAAGTACCCGCGTTAGTAGAAAGAAATCAAGCAGCACAAATTTCTGATGAGTTTGGTCAATCATACACTCGTGAGGTTCAGTTTAGATTCTTAAGACAACAATTAGTTGATAGAGAGTTAGTACCTGAAGTTGGTGATATTATACAATGGAATAATGAATACCATTTAATAGACGCGGCATATTCATATCAGTATTTTGCAGGAAAGAATCCTAAATATTGGGATGGTGGTGATACTCAAGGTTTAAATGTATCTATTATATGTGATACTCACGTTTCAAGACAAACAAGTATTAAATTAGCAGAAACAAGATTTGGTAATTCAAATCAAAATGATAACGAAGTACCAATAGGACTATAAGATGGCAACAAAATATAGAAACGAAGACAAATCAAAACCGAATATAATTCAGACTCAATCGTCTACGTCACTTGATAAAAAGTTAAATAAAGCAAAACAAGTTCGTAGAGATAAAGATAAGATGAAGAATTTTTCTGTCGGTATTTACGACATTGATTCTGCATTTAAAAACTTTTTAGAAAAAGATGTTAAACCAACGGTTGAAGACGATGGAAGATTTTATCCCGTACCTGTAATGTACGCGTCACCTGAGAAATGGTCAAGTGCACAAAGAGATGGTTTTATGAAGGATGAAAACGGGATGATGTTAACACCCGTAATTGTTTTTAGAAGAAATAGTCTTTCTATAAACACTGATATGATGAAGTTAAAAGTTGCAGAAGGTGGTGAAGACGCATATCAAGCATTTGAAAGAAAATATACAAACGTAAACAAATATGACCAATTTTCAGTTTTAACAGGTGAAGTTCCAAAAAAAGAATTTATGTCTGTTGAAAGACCTGACTATGTAAACTTAGAATATGAAGTTATAGTTTGGTGTGATTATATGGAACAGGTAAATAAAGTAGTCGAACAAATTGTATTCTTTCAAGGAAGGTCTTTTGGTGAAAGATATAAGTTTGTAATAAAGGGTGATTCTTATTCATTTGAGACTACAGCAGAGATGGGACAAGACAGAATTACTAAAGCTAATATTACGTTAACAACAAAAGCGTATATAGTACCTGAATATAAAGGTAAAGCTAACAGTACAAGAAGAACAATTTCAGTTGGAAAAGTGTCTTGGGGTGAAGATAATTCATTATCTGGCTATAATTCTAAGAAAATTAGTGGTAATGAATAATTTTTACATATTTATATAAGTAAGTTAAAATAAAGTAATGTTATGGCAGAAAAAGTTATTAAAGAATTCTCAAAAGAAGAGAAAAGTAAAATTGAAAATATTCAGACAAAGGTTTTACAAATAACAGCAAGATTGGGTGAAATAGAAATTGATGTAAATACCCTTGAAACGCAGTTTACAAATTTAAAAGAAGAAAAGTTAAATTTGATGAAATCTTACTCTGAATTAAAAGTAGAAGAACAAACGTTAGCAGGTGAATTAAGAAAAAAATATGGTGAGGGAACTTACGATATTACAACAAATCAGTTCACACCTAACAAATAAGTATTCGTTTTCAAAATTTTTGGGGTATTTATATAAAGGTAAACCAAAGATTTTAATTTAGGAGAAAATAATGGCAGAAAGAATTGTTAGTCCAGGCGTATTCACAAGAGAGAAAGACCTCTCATTTTTACCTCAAGGAATAGGTGAAATAGGTGCAGCGTTAGTAGGACAAAGTATTAAAGGTCCTGCATTCGTACCAACGAAAGTGGAGTCTTTTCAAGAATTTCAACAAGTATTTGGTGGGTTAACTGAAGATTCATACTTACCATATACAGCACAATCTTATTTAGAAGAGGCAGGAACTGCAACTATAGTAAGAATTTTAGGTTCAAGTGGATATACAGTAGAAACACTAAACTTAATTGTATCATCTTCGGCAGGTGAAAAAGTAGCAGCGGTATTACACCCAACTACTAAAGTACTACACGCAGATAATGCAAACTCAATTAACTCACTCGACAACTCAGTAGTTACTAACTTGAGTGGGTCAGCAAATGCACCAACACCTGAAGTATCAGCATCTATCTTCGCACTACATTTAAGTGCAAGTGGAGCAATACCTGTGTTATCAGCATCAGCACAGTTAGCAGTACCAACAGGTTCGATGAATCCAACGGCAAACAATTATATAGTAAATACCTTCGGTTATTCTCCTAAAAACGATGGTCAATACGCGTATGTTTACCAAGAATTCAGTACATTCGCATCTTCTTCATTCGCAACAGGTGAAGAGGTTCGAGTATCAGTAAGTACTTCAAGTGTAGATTATACAAAAGCATATTCTCACGCAACAACACCTTATATTATATCACAAGATGTATCAGGTGTTACTAAAAACCTATTTAGATTCCATACGTTATCACATGGTAACCCAACAAACTATGAATTTAAAATCGGTATTAGAGATATCAAACCAGCATCAGAGGTGCCTGGTTCTGAATACGGTACATTCTCAGTAGTAGTAAGAAGAGTAGACACTTCTAAGGTTCCTAACTCTGTATTCGGTCAAACAGTACAAGATACTGATACAAGACCAAATATAGTAGAAGAGTTTAGTGGACTTAACTTAGACCCTAACTCACCAAACTATATTAAGAGAGTTATCGGTGACAAAGATATTCAAATAGACGCAAATGGAAAAGTAATCTTAAATGGTGACTATCCAAACGCATCTGTAAATATTAGAGTAGAGGTTGATAGTGATGTAGATTCAGGTGCAAATAATTCAACTCTTGTACCATTTGGATTCGCAGCACTAACATCACCACTACCAAGTGGAGTAAATCTACCATCACCAACATATAATGTATCACAGTCAATTTCAAATGAATTTAACAAGAGAGCATTCTTAGGTTATTCTTTTGACTTCTCAACTACAGATAACTTAAACTACTTAAGTCCAACTCCTGACTCAGTCACGACTACAGTTGGTAATAAGTTCTTATTAAGTAACTGTTCATCAAATGGAGCGGCGATTGCATTAAATGATGGAATTATAGATAATAAAAAATTCTTAGTACCATTCCAAGGTGGATTTGACGGATTCCAACCAAATAGAAAAGTATATGTTGGTTCCGCAATTGTAGCAGGAAACTCACAAGGATTTGACTTATCATCAGCAACTGCAGGTGGAACTGTAGCATACAGAAAAGCAATAAACGCATTATCAAATCCTGATGAGTATGACTTAAATATGTTAGTACTGCCAGGTGTTATCAATAGATTACACTCTTCAGTAAGTACATTCGCAAAAGATATGGTTGAAGATAGACAAGACGCATTCTATGTAATGGACGCAGGAGCATATCAAGATTCAATATCTACAGTGGTCAACTCATTAAGTTCATTTGACTCAAACTACGTTGGTACTTATCACCCATGGGTTAAAATCCTTGATACAGACAAGAACAAACCTGTTTGGGTACCACCAAGTACTGTTATCCCTGGCGTTATAGCATTTAATGACGCGGTTGCAGAACCTTGGTTCGCA